AGGGTTAGAGAATACTTTGGTTGTTCTTCAAAACTATGTCCATTAAGTTTCGTTGCGATTCAATAAATTTCTTCAAATCATCACATTGGGAAACTTTCTCTCTATAAAATCCACGTTCTGATTCTAAATCTCGTTTGAGTTTTTCATTTTCACCTCTCAAAGAGCTGATCAACGCGTCTCGTTCTTCAATCACAGCTTCATATTTGTCTCGCTGTATTTCTAGTTCGGTTCTTTTATCCATTGTTGTATAATTTGATTAATCTCCGACGTAATGTGCACCGTAATGAGTACTATTTGGGTTGTAGTAAGCGGAAGCGGGAATATTAAGGTTATTATATTCCTTGCTAGGTGTAGCTTTGGCAGTCTTGCTCATAGCTTCATGTCTTTCAGCTAAAAATTTATCAGTTCTTGATTTCACTGCTTCCGGTGAGAAACTTTCTTGGAGTTTTGCGAAGCTCCATGCAGATTTTAAACACTCTGAAAATGTTTTTCCACCCTTCTTGTAATTGCGGTGTGCAGACTTCATTATTTGTGATAAATTGTAGCTCATAATCGTTATTTTTTAATTGGTTTTATCAATCATTTTTTGTATGTTTGTATGATTGATTGATTTATGATGCAAATGTAATCCAAATATGGATAATTTCAAATCCAAAAGCCTATTTTATTATCCATATTTGGATATATTAACTTTATAGTAGTTTTTATGATTAATAGAATTAAAGAAGTCATAGCCCTTTCAGGGCTATCTGATAGGGCATTTGCCATTAAATGTGGTATTAAACAAAACACATTGAGTAGACAATTAGGAGGGGTAAGTGAGGTTAGCGCCTCAACTATTAATGCAATATTGGATAACTACGAAGAAATATCCGCAGAATGGCTGTTAAGAGGAAAAGGTTCTATGCTTCTTCAAAAAGAAGAAACAGAACCAGGAATGGATAAATTGAAAAGTATAGTATATACCATCGCCAATTTACAAGATGAGATTAATGAAAAGACGATGCTCACTCAACGTCTTTTGGAAGAAAATCAAAAACTGAAAGGTGAATTAGCTATGTTAAAGAATGAAAGAAATATAGGATAAACCAACAACACAGAAATGAAAAAAATACTATTACTAATTTTAGCTACAATGCCATTGTTCTGCTTTGCTCAAAAAGTAGACACAAAAATAGACGATTTTACAGGTGAGAAAGTAGTTACAACATCGTGGGAAAAGATTTACTCGGGTGGTGCAACAGGTAAGAATCAAACACGAATAAGATTCAGACACGAAGGCGGTGTAGATTTGATAGAGTTTCGTGTCTTCACAGACTGTGCTACTTCGTGTAATAAAGGACAAGAAATGCTCCTCAAAACGAACGACGGAATTATCAAAGTAAAAAATGTAGAATATACGCTAGCAAAACCAGGGGATTGGACCCCAAATGGCATTAATAGCAAACTAGGAATTTATATTGTATGTCTAGGGAGTGATTTAGAAAAGCTCTCAAACGAAACAGTAACTAAAATGCGGCTAACATTTAGTGATGGATATAGAGATATAGCTTTGAAGGAAAAGGATTCTTCTAAGCTACAAGAGTTATACAATCAATTCAATAAAGCCAAATAACAACCTTGAGTATCGTTTTATGAAAAAGATATTAATCGCATTAATGCTTATTATACCACTTTTTGCAAATGCACAAAAAGATAATAATTTAGCATTCAAAGATTCGTTGAATATATATAAGGATACTTCATCCGAATATCACTCAAAATTAGATTCACTATATTCTAGTTTCGAGGAAAAATATAAAAATCAACAAGTTACTAATATTGGTGGCATTCCTTTTGGGATTTCTAGAGAAGAAGCATTACCCATATTAAGAAACAAGTATGGAGAAGAAATGTATAATCCTAAGAAAAAAAACATATTGTCTTTTAATAATATAAAGTATGCTGGTGTGGATTTTAATACTGTGCATTTTCTTTTCCAATCAGACGGAATTAATAGTTATTTTAATACTTGCATATTTGTTTTAAACGCAGATACAGAAAAAGAAGCAATTGACAAACAAAAAAAAATGAGCGATATTTTGTCTAAAAAATATGAATTATCTTGCGTTAAAGATGCCAATGGACTTGATTCATACGGTGGTGGCGTATCCCCATTATGGGATGGACATTGGAGTTCGTTGTTAAAAGAAGAATATCTCACAGCGATCCATACAGATATAATCAAGTACGATGAAGAGCTAGCAAAAGACACTGGAATCAAATATGCTACTCGTATAATCTATGGTCCTTACAATTATATTAAAGAAGAGTTTTAGTTCCTAATTATATTATCAGCAAACAACAACTATTATAAAATTACAATATGCGCCCAATTAGAACTGTACCCCCAAAAGATGAAAGAGAATATCCTTTAGTTATAACAGCTGAAGAAAAGGATAAAGTATTAAATTATATTTTGGTTGTAGCAAACGGGAAAAGAACAGCTAAACTAAATTATAAAGATATACCAGACCTTAGGATCAGTAAAGAACAATATGAAATAGTTTTGAAAGAATTTAATAACAGAAAATTCATTGACTATAATATGTACGATATTGAAGATATTGAATTTGATTTAGAGCCTGGAATATACAATTTTATAGAAAGAGGAGGATTTACAGTTGAAAGAGACTTATACACTATAAATTTTGATGTTCTTGAGTTGCAATTAAAACGATTGGAAAAAGAATTAAGCCCGACCACTGCAATAAAGGTCAATAATGTTGTCGCAAATGCTAAAAACGTTACAGAATTAGTGATCGGGCTCAAAGCAATAATAGAAATGCTAGGAACCTAACTCTTTTTATCAGGACTTCCATCAGGATTTAATAACAAAAATTGCAATATAGATGCAGCATGAAGAAGTTTAGATGCATACAAGGTAGAATCAGCATGTGGATCATAGCGATACCTTCTCGCTTTGAATTTTTTAAACTCAACAAAGCCACTAGCCATTTCACCTGCTAAAATTCTTAAACTTGAAATTGTATCCCGTACATCATTGTCATAAGACATTTCTATCCTTCTACGAACAGATTCACTTGTTCTGGAATAGCAATCGGGATAAAAGGCTGTTGCATTATCTTCTTTAGAAGATTGTTTTTTACTTATCCTTCTTAGGACATTTTTTAATAACGATTTCATAAACGCACTATTTTAGTTTGACAATGCGCAAATATAATATTTAAAGTAATATAAAATATGAAATATAGAAATCTTGATAGTACATAAAACATCAAATGGTCGAATTATGGTCGAACCATAAAAAAAAGCAGGACTATATAATTGATATACAGAATATACAACTAGATTTCCAAAAATGTGTCTAGTTTAGTTTTTGTGTTGATAGCTCCCTCGTCGGCGGACGAACTAGGGAGCTATTTTTATATATTACAGGAATATTATTGCACAAAATATACATATTTTCCATAACTTTGCAGCGATAAAGTCTCACACAAATGGAATATAGCGTAGAAGAACTAAAAAATGCATTAATTGAGAGATGCGAAAAAGAGGGTATTCTATATGCAACGGTGGCAATGGATAGACGTACCAAAGAGATGATTCTTCCTGATACTTTAGAAGGAGCCCTGAAACATCCGGAATACTTTGTATGTACCTGCAGGAGAGTGAAAGATCAATATATAGTGGAGGAGATTACCAAAGTGTAATCCTCCTCCAATCTTTTATTCTTATTTTTCTTTTTTTATTCGCCCAATTCTCCCAGCAAATCGTAGGAAGGAGCAAAGAAAAGCGTTCCTGTTACAGCTGTGCTGAAGTCAAGCAAACGATCGGTATTCCCTACCGGATTGCCGATGAACATACTTTCCAACATCTGCCGGGTCGTACTGAACGTACTTGCATAACCGATGAAGTATGTGCCATATTCTCCCTTAGACGTATTGGCAAACGGCATGTTGGCACGTACAATTTTCAGGTCATCACCAATATTAGTGACGGCATTATGCGCATTTTGAGGTTTCTCCTCGTCAGACAGCTCGACATCGTTAAACTTACGACGACCGATCACTTTCTCCTGTTCTTCCACAGGCAGAGCGTTCCATGCAACCATATCGTGAATGTACTTCTGTACAAAAACATAACTTCCTCCTGCAAAATCAGCATCCTCCTCTCCTACCACCGCAAAATGATAAGGATTCTCATCAACTGCCGGGTTCTCTGTTCCGTCTACAAAGCCGATAATAGCCTTGCCGTCCATATATCTGAAACCGTGAGT